GACCTCGCGCATCCGGTTCTGCACGAGCAACGGCAGGGGCCGGGTCAGGGCGGTGATGCTCCGGGTGGAGCGCTCGACGATCGCGTCGAGGGCGTCCTTCGACACCCTGTCGAACGACACGGTGATCTCGGTGCGGCCCTCGGGGATCTGCGGGAGCTGGGACGCGATGATCCGGACCTGGTGCTCGGGGGTGAGGGTCACGACCCGCCCGACGCCGTCGATCATCGTGACGGTCGAGTCGGTGAACAGCTCGGTGAGGGAGTCCAGAGCGGTCGCGAGGGCCTGCTCGGCCTTGCGCGACCGGAACACCGTCCACCGGGACGGCCAGTGCCCGTCGATGGACTGGTTCGCGACGTCCATCATCGCGTCGGCCCACGTCGCGTACAGGGCGTCCCACGCGCGCGCCCACTCGCGGACGAGGCGCCGCTCGGCCTGGTTCGTCTCCGCAGCGATCTGCAGCCGCAGGCCGGCCGCGAGGCGCAGGGTCTGGTCGTCGATCGCCACCGGTCACCTCCGTCGGCGACCCCGTGGCCACCACGCTGACGGGATCACGCGATCGTCGGGCTCGGGGTGATCAGGAGGGACGACGACCGCGCGCAGCCGCCAGCGGGTGCCTGCGTTCGGGCCGCGGGTCACAGGCTTCGCGTCGGTGACGAGGTACGTGCGGCCGGTCTTGACGATCTGCAGGTAGTCGCCGGGTTCGATCGGGTCCGTGTAGTCCCACGTGAGCGAGACCTCGCGGCCCACCGGGACGGTCACGGCGCGTGGGTCGCCCACGGCCCGCCGGCGCCCGGGAGCCGGTCGAGGGCGTCACCGATGTCCTCCGCGATCGCCCGGTACCGGTGCGCGAGGAGCGGCCGGTCGGCCTCGACGTGGTCAGCCTCGGCGAGGAGCGCGTCGACGACCCGGAGGGCGTCGTGCGGGTCGGTGAACGTCACCTGCAGGGCCATCACAGGACCTGCGCTGGGTCCTGCCCGCGGCGGAACGCGTCGACGGCGGCCTGCCCGGCGGTTATCACTGGGTCGATCCACCGGCCCTGGTCGTCGACCATGTCCGCGAGGAGGTCGTCGACGTCCTCGACGCCGAGGGCGTGGAGGAGGAGCTTCGCGACCTCGAGCGGCGGGAGCTTGCCGGTGTCGTCCGCGGTCTTGATCGCGGCGACGAGCTTGTCGACCGGCACGTCGTCCTTCAGGGACGGCCACGTGACCTCGACGGTCGGGTCGGTGTCCCCGGTGAGGGTCAGGGTCTCCCGGCCGGTGTACGCGTCACGGCCGAGGCTGCCCTTGAGGGGGCCCTGCGGGGCCTTCACGGCCTGCAGGATCACGTAGTCGAGGATCGCCCGGTACGCCTCACCCCACAGGGCGCGGCGCTGCTCCATCGCGAGGCGCAGCGGCTCGTCGAGGGTCTCGGCGACCGCGCGGGCGCCGGTCTGCCCGGGGTCGGACAGCAGCACGGTCACGGGGACTTCGAGGCCAGCAGCGACCATCGCGGCGAGGGGCTTCCCGGACTCGGAGTCGATCGTCGCGCCGGTCTTCGGGATGGCCTCGAGGGTGGCGTCCGCGCCGAGGGTGACGGTCGCGCCGACGGTGTTCTCGTTCCCCGGGGTGGGGGTAGTGGTCGCTGGCCGGCGCGCGAGGGTCTGGCGCATCCGCTGGGCCTTGGAGCCCTTCGACGACGCCCGCCACGCGAACTGGCTGAGGGACTTCACGAGGACCACCCAGTCCGCGAGAAAGTCCCGGTACGCGCGGGCCCACGTGAGGGACGCGTAGGCGTCGCCGATGCCGAACGACCACCCGTCGAGGCGGTTCACGCACAGGTGGTAGACGGGGGAGTCCCAGCGGACCTCGACGCCGTTGATGGTCTTCGCGCGGGTGGGCGGACGGTAGGTGAGCGCCGGGTAGAACGCCTGCCGCATCCCCGACTCGATCGCCCCCGTTGCGGTGATGGTCCGCTCGGTCCACTGCCGCAGGTACAGCCACGGGTCGTCGCGGTCCTCGGGGTTCGTGAGGACGTCGACCATCTCGTCGAACGCGATCGTCCGGGCCTGCACGAACCCCGTCAGGGGGGACGTGAAGCACGCGATGAACACGTTCCCGTCGGTGCCCAGCGCCCGCTCGTTCTCCTGGCAGGCCTGGTCACCGGTGAGGGCGGCGCGGTTCCCGGGGGCGTCGAGGAACGCCTGCACGACGGCGTTGACGTCCTGCTCGCCCTGGTCGTTGCCGGTGGCGCGGGCGGCGACCTGCACGCCCTGCCCCCACACGTAGGCCTGCCGCACACCGAGGCCACGCTTGATGAGGGGGTTCGCGACTGCCATGACCCGTGCGACCCGGGCGGCCTTCCCGAGGCCGGTTCGGGACATCTGCTGGGTCGCGGCGGTCGTGAGCCGCTCCCAGCCCTCGTCCTCGAGCGCGAGCTCGAGGTCCGCGAGGGACTCGGACAGGACCTCGACCTGCGCCTCAGCGGCGGTCGCGCGGGCGACGGCGGCGCTGACGGTCGTCGCGGACTCGCGGGCCAGGATCCGGTCGAGAACACCCACGCGGGCACCCCCTGCCATGGTCAGTACCCGGAGGAGAGCCAGGTTCGGGGGTCGCCGTCGAGGAGGTCGTCGGAGTCGACGACGTCGTCGCCCTGGTCGAGCAGCGGCATGAGCAGCAGCCGGTTCAGGGCCTGGGACATCGCGTCGATCGTGTCGTCGTGGGCGCTGTTCGGGAACGCCGCGGCCTCGAGCAGGAGGTCCTCGACGTTCGGGAGCAGCTCCGCGGTGGGCAGGTGCACGTTCCGTGAGTGGACGAACGGTGACACGGCGGCGGCCCGCGCGTACTTCGACCCCTCAGGTTCGACGGGGATCAGCCCGGGGACCTGCCGGGCGAGGGCGTTGATCACCGCTGGGCCGTTCGCCTTGTCCTCGACGAACTTCGCGACGGCCTGCGGCCACCTCGCGGTCAGCGCGCGGAGCGCCTCGATCGTGCCGGTGAACGACAGGCGGGCGCGGACCTGGTCGAGGAGGTACGCGTCGACGCCGACCCGCAACCACACCTGACCGACGACGTAGTCGGAGGCCTTGGTGTCCTTGAAGGTCATGTCCCAGGACTGGACGACCTCGACGTCGGCGCCGTTGACCCACCGTGACCCGTCGGGGCGTTCGGTCCACAGGGGAGTCGAGTACCGGTCCCAGTCGGCGGGGAACAGGTCGCCGGCGTCGGGCGTCGGGTGACCCTGGTAGAGGCTGGCCCAGGTGCGGGGCCCAGACCGGACCTTGATCGCTTCCCACTGGGGTGTGGTGCGGCGCCGCGCGGAGGCCATGAACTCGCCGGGCTGGCGGCCGATCGGGTCGCTCTGCCCGAGCTCGGGCCGGTGGTCGGCCTGCGCGGGGATGTTCACGACGCGCCACAGGTGCCCGTCCTCGGCGGCGAGGAGCCGCCCGGCGAGGTCGTCGTGGTGCCACCTGGTGAGGATCACGACGACGGGCGCGCCGGGCGCGAGACGGGTCGCGGCGGTGTCCGTCCACCAGTCCCAGACGGCCTCGCGGTAGACGAGGGAGTCGGCCTGCTTGCGGTCCTTGACGGGGTCGTCGATGACGAGGAGGTCGACGGGGCGTCCGGTGAGGGCGCCACCGACGCCGGCGGTGTACACGCCGCCTTCGTGGCCGCGGAGCTGCCACTCGTGCTGCGCGGCGAGGTCGTCGCGGACCGTGAGGCCGAGCTCGTGGCCGTTGACGATGACGTCGTCGCGGATCGCGCGGCCCCACCGGCGGGCGACCCCGGCTTCGTAGGAGGTGATCGCGACGCGGAGGTCGGGGTTCTGGGTGAGCGCCCACAGGGGGAACCGGCGGGACGTCCGCTGGGACTTCCCCTCCTGCGGTGGCATGGAGATGATCAGCCGCGCGTCGGGGGTGTTGTACGCCCAGACGAGGGCGTCGTCGATGAGGTCGAGCGCTGGGGTCTGGACGGTCTTCGGGTCGAGGTCGACCGCGAGGGCGCCCGGGGTGGCCCACCGTGGGGGCGGCGGGGGCTCGAACTGGCGGGCGGCGTGCTCAGCCCAGGACACGGTCACGGGGTCACCCCCGCTTGGTCAGCCGGCGAACTGCAGCGGGGACCCGCAGTGCGGGCACGCGCGGGTGGCGGGGTTCGCGACGATGCGGGAGCACCGCTGGCACTTCGACCGGTCGCAGCTCGGGCAGTGGATGACCGGGACGGCCTTGGTCCCGGGGATGGTTGTGCGGATGACGCGGCGCGTGGCGGGCTTCCCGCAGGTGCAGGTGTGCTCGTCCTCGTAGATGACCTCGGGCGCGCGCATCGGTCCTCCAGGGTGTGGGTCGTGGCGGGCTGACGCCGGGGCTCTGGTCACCCGGCACGCAAGGCACGGCACCGTCTCGGCACGGTGGCGCCACGACGACTTGGGGCATTGCCCGCTGCTGCCCCAAGCGGGACGATCACGTCAGCCACCACAAGGGGGTGATCACGTGGCAGAGCAGAGGCACGTCGTCCCGAACCCGGATAGGGGCGGCTGGGACGTGAAGGCTGATGGCGCGGAGCGCAGCTCGGGGCACTTCCCGACGCAGCAGGAAGCGATCGACCGGGGCCGGGAGATACTCCAGCGGGCGGGTGGAGGCGAGTTGACCATCCACAACCGCGAGGGCGAGATCAGGGCCAAGGACACGATCCACCCGGGCAACGACCCGCGGGACGTGAAGGGCTGAGGCTGTAGACGACGAAGGCCCCGAACTCGCAGGGGGCAGGAGTCCGGGGCCTTCGTCAGGGCGCGTCTGTACGCCCGAGCGATGTCAGTTTTCCACAGGGCACCGCCAGAGGGCAACGCGACACGCGCTCACCTCGGGTGCGACGTCATGTGCCAGTGCCCGCGGCACCGGTACACGCAACACTCGAGCCTGGTCGCCGGCATCCGCCGGGACGCGATCAGCGCATCGACCTTCGACTCGTACCGGACCTTCGCCGGCGTCGGGCACCTGCGGTTCCTGGCCGACACGTCAGCGCCTCCGACCCCTGGATCGGCGCCGGTACGCGGTGTGCATGGTCGTGAGTCGTCGTGCGCGGGCCTGCTCGATGTGCGCACGGATGAGCATGCTCAGGAGCCCGGACCCCTCGACGGGCTCGGCCGGCCCGAACTGGTAGACGTGGTCGCCGATGCGCACGCCCCAGTACTGCTCGTGCAGCGGCGGGATGGGTTCGGTGATGGTCGGCTCGAAGATCGTCACGCCGCCGATGGTCTTCACGGCGCCACCTCCCACGTGCTCACGGCAGGGATGACCCACTCGCGCCACAACGTGTCGCCCGGACGCACCGCAGCGCGAGCCTCGGCCTCGTCGCTCGTCTCGCACCAC